TGAAGGAAGATCGACTGCTGGGAGGAGGTGACGCCATTGAGGGTAGGTAAAAAAGAAAGCCCGCACAAAGCGGACTAAGAAATGATTGTACCTACAGTATATCACGTCTACCGGGGCACCGCAACGCCCCGCGCCAGAGAGGAGAGACGCCCTATGGCTATTTGGATTAGGAGCCAAGACGGAACCGAGCTTGTATTAGCCAGTGAAATAACCCCTTGGTTAGATTGCTGCGACACAGAATACTACGTATACGCAAATAAAATTAGCATTGGGTCCTACGATTCTAAAGCTGAAATCATAGCCGTTTTAGACATGATCCATGAACGTTTGGATCTTACACGGCCTGAGTCTGTGATCCGACAGGGCAAGGTCTTCCAGATGCCTCCTGCAGGCTTTTTAGAGGAGGCCTGATCGTGGGTAGAACCAAAAAGCGCCATCGCGAGTGGAAAAAACAGATGCGAAGCAGAGCCCGGAGACAACGTGGATCATACGGCTGGGGCCTTAGCCCCGGCAGGCTGGTTGCCTGGGCAGACCCGGAGAGGGAGGAATATCGTGACGAAAAGACGAGCGCCGGGAATAACTAGCTACTACAACAGCGTTAAGCACATAGACGTAACCAGTGAAGAAATCCGCGAAATGGAGAAGGCCGAGCGGCGCATGGACTTGATCGGGCAGACCTTCCTAGTCCTGGTCGTGATCTTAGCTATTACCCTGGTCGGAGCCCATCTGCTCCGGGCGGACGATCCTTATGATCCGGTACCAGGAACCTATGACGGGCTGACAGCAGAGCGGATCGACAACCTGGAAGCTGAGCGGGAAGCCAGCAGACTCATAGACCAGGAGGTCTCCCGGGGTGGGGAGCGGGTCCTGACCATGGAGGCCACAGCCTACACCTGGTCGGGGAGTAAGACAGCATCTGGAGTATGGCCAGAGGTCGGTATGGTGGCCGTAGATCCTTCCGTAATACCTTTAGGTACACAGCTTTACGTGGAGGGTTACGGGCCTGCCATAGCAGCTGATACCGGCGGGGATATAAAGGGTAACCGGGTTGATTTATACATGGATAGCGAGTCCGAGTGTTGGGAGTTTGGGAGACGTGATGTCCGAGTAAAAATAATTGAATGAGAAAGGAGAACTATATGTCTATAAAAATAAACAAGCTAGAAATCGAAAACGTAAAGCGAGTCAAGGCCGTAAAAATCGAACCGACGGCCAACGGGCTGACTATAGTGGGCGGAAAGAACAACCAGGGTAAGACCAGCGTATTGGATGCTATCTGCTGGGCCCTGGGCGGCGAGCGATACCGACCGTCAGAACCGCAACGGGAGGGATCTGCGATCCCGCCTAACCTGCATATCGTTATGAGTAACGGACTGGTGGTCGAGCGTAAGGGAAAGAACAGCGACCTTAAGGTTATTGACCCTAATGGTCAGAAGGGCGGCCAGCAGTTACTAAATGAGTTTGTAGAACAGCTGGCGCTGGATCTGCCCAAATTTATGCAAGCCAGCAACAAGGAAAAGGCTCAGACATTGTTGCAGATTATCGGTGTGGGGGACAAGCTATTCGAGTTGGAACAACAGGAAAAGGACATCTACAATCAGCGGCATGCTATTGGTCAAATAGCTGACCAAAAAAAGAAGTTTGCAGCTGAGCAGCCTTATTACCCTGATGCACCCAAAGAACTTATATCTGCATCTGACCTGATCAAACAACAGCAGGACATTCTAGCCCGCAACGGCGAGAACCAGCGAAAACGCGAAAACCTGCGTACCCTTGAATTCAATTACAACGAAGTGCAAAAACAAATTGCTGATTTGGAAAAGCGGTTAATTTCCTTAAAGGCACAGCGTGATCAGCTGGATGCCGACATAGCCATAGCACGAAAAACAGTTGAACAACTCCACGATGAATCCACTGCTGAGCTTGAAGCCAACATTGCCAACATCGAGGAAATCAATCGCAAAGTCCGGGCCAACATGGATAAGGATAAGGCTGAAATGGATGCCCAGGAATACATCAATCAGTACAATGCCCTAACCGTTAAGCTAGAAGAAGTCAGACAAGCTAAAATTGACCTGCTCAATGGTGCCGATCTGCCCCTGCCGGGTCTCTCCGTTGTGGATGGTGAGCTGACTTATAACGGATTCAAGTGGGACAACATGAGCAGCAGCGACCAGCTCAAGGTAGCTGTGGCCATTGTGCGCCGGCTGAATCCGAAATGCGGCTTTGTCCTTATGGATAAGCTGGAACAGATGGACATAGAAACCCTTAATGAATTCGGAGCCTGGCTGGAACAGGAAGGATTACAGGTGGTTGCTACCAGGGTAAGTACCGGTGATGAGTGCAGCATCATTATCGAGGACGGGTGTATCAAGGGGGCAGAAGCACCCAATATGACTGCCGAGCCAGAAGCAATAACTCCGTCATGGAAGGCAGGTGAATTCTAGGTGCAGATAAGCAGAGGCGTAATTGTAGGAGCTCAAAAAATAGTTATCTATGGCCCGGAAGGCATTGGTAAATCATCCTTTGCAGCTAAGTTTCCTAATGCGGTTTTTATCGATACTGAGGGAAGCACTAAGCATATGGATGTAGCCCGGCTGCCTAAACCCACCAGCTGGACCATGCTTATAGAAGAAGTTAAATACGTTAAGCAGAATCCCCATATCTGTGACACCCTGGTCATTGATACCGCAGACTGGGCCGAAAAACTTTGCATTGAACATCTCTGTGCTCGTGACAAGAAAGATGGTCTAGAAGGATGGGGCTATGGAAAAGGCTACACCTACCTTGAAGAAGAATTCGGACGGCTGCTCAACAGATTATCAGAACTCATTGATGTCGGAATAAATGTAGTTCTGGTTGCTCATGCCTGGATGAGAAAATTCGAGCAGCCGGATGAGATTGGGTCTTATGATCGCTGGGAGCTTAAACTCCAAAAGAAAACTGCTCCACTGGTCAAAGAATGGGCTGATATGGTCCTATTTGCCAATTACAAGACTCATGTTATTAATGTCGACGGCCAGGGCGCTCAGAAAGGCAAAAACAAGGTACAGGGTGGCAAGCGGGTAATCTATACCACCCATCACCCCTGCTGGGACGCGAAGAACCGGCACGACTTACTGCCTGAGATCCCGCTGGATTATGACGAAATCGGGCCGCTGATCATCACCCGGGGGAAGCCAACTGCTCAGGCCCGACCAATTCAACAGCCCGAGCCGGAACAGGTGCCATTGCAGGACGTTAAATTTATCGATTCAACCGAGGACGAGCCCGCCCCCTGGGATGAACCAGTAGACATCCTGGCGGGCGTTCCTAAGCAGTTGGCCGACCTAATGCGGGCAAACAATGTGACGGTTGCCGAGATCCAACAAGCAGTAGCCAGCCGGGGATATTATCCAGCTGATACACCTATACAAAATTATGACCCGAGATTCATTGACGGTGTTTTGGTTGGGGCCTGGGAGCAAGTTTTTAAGATTATTAAAGGGTTCCGATATGACAGCGAAATTCCATTTTAATAAAAAGGAGGATTTATAACATGGCAGATCAGTGGAGCGATTTAGGAACGGAATACAACCCTAATGATGATGGTCGGGCATTAGGATGGGAGGATACTATCGAGCATGATAGCCCGGATTTTGTAATCCTTCCCGAAGGTGATTATGATTTTGAAATTATCGATTTTGAACGGGGCCGCCATAATGGGTCTGAAAAACTACCTCCATGCCACAAGGCGATAGTCCATGTAAAGGTGGAAGGTAAAGAAGGCACCACTATTATCAAGCACAACCTTTTCTTACACAGTAAGACTGAAGGAATGGTTTGTGCCTTTTTCACTGCTATCGGCCTCCGGAAAAAAGGCGAGCCATTTAAGATGAACTGGCCCGCTGTTCCTGGTTGCAAGGGTCGATGCAAGGTCGGGATCCGTTCCTGGAAAAACAATGAGGGCAAGGAAATGACCTTTAATGAGGTCAAAAAGTTCTATGAGCCCGACACCCAGCAAACGATGTTCACACCGGGGAGTTTTTAGCTTATGAAACTAAGACCTTATCAGCTCGAGGCCAAAGAGGCCATACAAGCGGAATGGGCCAAGGGCAATCAAAAAACCCTGCTGGTGTTGCCCACCGGCACGGGTAAGACCATCGTCTTTAGTAAGCTGACTGAGGATTGCGTCAAGGATGGTGAGCGGGTTTTGATACTCGCTCACCGGGGCGAACTGCTTGACCAAGCCGCTGACAAGATGGCCCAGGCTACCGGGCTGGGCTGTGCAGTCGAGAAGGCCGAGGAAAGCTGTCTCAATAGCTGGTTTAGGGTAGTGATCGGATCAGTCCAGACTCTCATGCGGGAGAAGCGGCTGGCTCAGTTCAGCCCTGATTATTTTAGCACGATCATCGTGGATGAAGCCCATCACTGTCTAGCTGACAGCTACCAGCGAGTTTTAAGCCATTTTGACCAGGCCAAGGTGCTAGGAGTAACCGCCACGCCCGACAGGGGTGATATGCGCAACCTGGGTCAGTATTTTGAATCCTTGGCTTATGAATATACCCTGCCGAAGGCCATCCGGGACGGGTACCTATGTAAAATTAAAGCCCAGACCATACCTCTCAAACTAGACCTGGCCGGGGTGGGGATGCAGGCCGGGGACTTTAAGAGTAGCGACCTGGGGACTGCCCTGGACCCGTACCTGTACCAGATAGCTGACGAAATGGCTAAGTATTGTATGGATAGGAAAACAGTAGTATTCCTACCGCTTATAAAAACATCACAGAAGTTCCGGGATATCCTGGAGTCTAAAGGTTTTAGGGCTGCCGAGGTCAACGGGGAGAGCGGGGATCGGGCTCAAGTGTTGGCTGATTTTGATGCTGGCCGGTATGACGTGCTTTGTAACTCCATGTTATTGACCGAGGGCTGGGACTGCCCCAGTGTGGACTGCATCGTAGTCCTGAGACCGACCAAGATTAGGAGCCTTTATTGTCAGATGGTGGGTCGGGGAACTCGTCTATATGATGGCAAAGACCACCTGCTGTTACTGGATTTCCTCTGGCACACAGAACGCCATGAGTTGTGTCATCCCGCGCATTTAATCTGCGAGTCACCGGAAGTAGCCAAAAAAATGACTGAAAACATTGAAGCTGCGGGGTGTCCGGTGGACATTGAAGAAGCCGAGCAAAAGGCTAAAGAGGATGTTGTGGCTGCCCGGGAGGAAGCCCTGGCGAAGCAACTCCGGGAAATGCGGAACCGGAAACGTAAACTCGTGGATCCGCTTCAGTTTGAAATGAGTATCCAGGCTGAGGATCTGGCCAACTACGTGCCGGCCTTTGGCTGGGAATGTGGGCCGCCCTCAGATAAGCAGATCAAAACGCTTGAAAAGCTGGGAATATTCCCTGATCAGATCGACAATGCCGGTAAGGCCGCTAAACTACTGGACAGGCTGGCCGCGAGACGGATGGAGGGGCTTACCACGCCTAAGCAGATCCGGTTCCTAGAGCAAAAGGGATTTCAGCATGTGGGCACCTGGCAGTTTGACACAGCCAAGAAGCTCATAGACCGGATCGCTGGCAACGGTTGGCGGGTGCCGCGGGATATTAATCCGAGTGAGTATAAGCCTATAGATCGGCCTAAGTTTGAATCAAAGGGGG